ATTCTTCATCAACCAATTGAACTGGACGATACCTGCACCATACCATTCATAATTGATAGAAATCATTTGTTGTTTGGTTGCATCTGCAGTTACTCCAGTCCAACCATTCCCATCAAACTTCTCACCATTCCAATTTTCTCTGGTTACTCTAGTTTCTGTAACAATTCCTGATGTGCTACTACGGATTACATACGAATAAACACCACCATTATCTTCAAAATAAGCACCATTATTATCATCAAACAATCCAAATCTTCTGCGAATACCTACCTGCGGTATATCAAGACGAATTGCAAATGCAAGAGTTGCACCCCTACCAGGGATGTATCTCATTACCGCTCTAGTTTGACGAGTGACTTTACTTCCCGCAGTAGAACCAACTTGCATCACAACATTACTGGATGATGCATTAAATGTTGCAGTTCCAACTCCAACTACTCTTTCGTCCCATACATCAGTTTCCTTTCCATACTGGAAAGTATTAAAGAAAACTGTTTGGTAAGGAGAAACCTTAAATCTGTTGTTGTTAGTGAATTGAGGTCTCCAGTCCGTCTGGTTTCCCCAATGATCTGCAATATTATAAACCTCAAAGAGACTTCTCTCTTGATTGAGATAATCTTGTCTATTTTTATTCCACTGAGCCATAAATTAATCAATCCACTCTAACTTTGATGGGTGATATCTTTGTATATTTTTAATATTAAAATTATTTTCCTGTGCTGGATATATGTTATGGACTATTGCTCCAGGATATTTGTCCTGGAGTTGTTCGCCAAGATCTTGCCTAGATGGGACTCCAGTTTTGGTTACCAATTCCAACCTATAAATATTACCTTGCCACATTACATCAGCAACATAACTTTCACCAACCTGTTGTTGTGATTCTGGTTGAGAATTTATATAAAGATTTCCAGTAAAATCACCAGCAATATTAACTGATTCAGATATAAATTGCCTGAATGATTTCATTTGTTCATTCCTCTTCGCTACCAAATAATGAAGCAGCAACTGCGGGTCTAAATTCGTTTATTTTATCTGATGATTTTTGATAAAGAACATCTTTGATTTTATCGCTGATCTGAGAAGGAGATTCGTCCGAAGCGATCATATCCATTAAGTCTTCCATAAAATTAAAATTGTGTATTTGTATTATTTAGATTTATATTTCTCCACCTTTAGGTAGTTTTGGTGGTTCTACTATTTTTTCATTTGCTTGTGGTTCTATGGGAATTTTTCCCATTTCTCCTTGTATATTATTACCAATTTCTAATGGCATTCCAGTATTTGGGTCTATTGGAATACTGGGATCTGGTATTATTCCTTCTTCTATTTCTTTTTTGATTAATTCATCTTGCTCTACTATTTCTTGGTCGGTTTGTCTCAATATATTTCTTCTTACATAGTCCTGAGAGTAATATTTTCCAATATATGGTTCGGCCATAGAAAGCATATTTAGCCTATCAGTCATAAGTTCGGAATTTTTTAATTCTGCAAAATGATTATCATAAAGAAAATCATATTGTATGTGCTCATTCATTTGATTCCAATCTTCTGGAGTAATGATATTTTTTAATATCAATTGAGTTTTGAGCATATCACTAAACATATTAGAAAATCTTTTTCTAAGTCTTCCCACAAATTTGCTGAATTTCAATTCATCACGAAGAATCTCAGAAGATCTACCTAGATTGAACCCACCTTCTCCATCAATTCTAGAAGATGCATAAATTTTTTGTCGTCACGAATTTCTCCAGTGGATGCATCATAAACTAATTTGTTACGATATCGCATCATGACATCACGAAGATATTGTTCTGCCTTTACTTTTGGTAAGTTGCCAACATCAATGTAAAAAATTCTACGCTCTGGAGCACGAGACAAACGATAAATCACCAAAGAATCTTCAATCATTCTTAGTTGATTGAGAGCTTTGATTGCTTTATTTAAATAAGATAATGTAGTTCCTTTATTTCTATCTACCAATCCAGAAGTACAATAAGTAATTGCGTCTTTTGCTATTTTAACTCCCCTGTCTGGAGATGCAGTCCCCATGTTTGCAACACCGCCACCAACGGGATAAGAACTTTTTGGATCATATATGAAATATTCTTCAATTTCTGGGAATTTGAAATTCATTGGATTTTGATCACCAACCAATGGATTAGTCATTCTTGGTGAATTTTCTTCCTTTTTATTTTTTTTCTCTTGTCTCACATAACGCATTTTCATGGAATCGATATATCTCAATTCTTGAATTCCATCATGTGGCCTTTTTAGATCTATTACTTTATGATAATATAATCTTCCATCAATGTACCAGTTTCTGTATATTTCGTGAGCTTTTTTGTCAAAATCCAATAGTTCTAGTATGTACTTAAACTCTTCTCTTATTTTCTGCTTTAGTCCATCACTTGCATTTAAGTTTGATAATTCAATTTGGATAGGAGAGTCATTAGTATCCGATACTATTGCCTCATTTACTATATCTTCAATAGCACTATCAACTTCTGGGTGAAGTGCCATTTCTCTATATCTTTTGATTAAATCAAATTCGGTTCTATATACTCCTTCAATATCTACATAAGATCCAAAAAAACCGCTGGTCAAATAGTGATCAACCCCATCCTCGTCATTGCGAGGAATGGGGGACAATGCAGATGGGGATATTTTTTCAGAGTCTTCAATCGAAAAACCAAACAATCTAGCCATAATTTATTTTCGTATATTATCTTATATTTATTACTTGATAATATTGGTAGATCCAGCCTGATCTGCTGTTGTTTCTCCAGCAGTCCAGTAAAGAATTTGGAATTCTACGGTATAAGTTTCAATATCATCTGCGGTATCATATGAAAGATCGATCTGACTCACATTAGTTGGGAAAATCTGATAAAATTTATATGTTCTGAGTGGTGTTAATGGCCCACCATTTGCATCACTGAAGTTAGATGTAGATTCCTTAGAAGAACCTCTTCCAAGTTGGTAGACATATGCATCGACCATATATGAATTTGGGTCTGTAGCACCAGTTGCATTTTCCAACTTATTAATGTGATTCATCCACTTCTCAAATGCAGTTCTTAGTCTGAAGTTTTCATCATTTATGATAGTAACAGTCCATGGATCAAAGGTTCTATCACCAGCTACTTTTAATGTACGGCCTCTGAATGGAACATCAATTGGATTTACATTAGAAGCAGGTAGTGCAGCTGTCTTACACAAAAAACTGAATAATTCAGATTCTTGTCCAGCTCCAGTTCCCCAATTAGAAGAAATTGCTGAAGGAAATGCAGGAATACTAACTTCGAATAGATTAGGACGAGCACCACCACCAACTAATTTGGATTTAAATTGAGAGATTGTTCTTAATTGTGACATTGTTAAATTCTCCTTTTGTAGTCGATTTTAAATTTAAACTCTTCCTGTCACTTCTTCGAAGCTAACTCCAGTTCGAGTAGCAACGAAAGTTAGAGTTACATAATTAATTGATTTAGTTGGCTTCAAGAATATGTCAGCCCTAAATTCATTGTTATCAATGACATCGGGTGTATTATTTGTTTCGTCGCAAATGACTCTAAAATCATACACACCTCGCTTGGCCTGAATATCACGGAGATATGGCTCAACAATGTTTACAAAGTTTGCGCGAGTTAGTGGATCATTTAATTCAAATAATTGAGCCTGTGCTGTTCTTTCCAACGCTTGTTCTACAGTCAAGAATAATCTACGAACATTAATTCTATCAAATGCGGAAGCATATCCAAGAGCTGTTTTATCCCCAAAAAGAATTATACCAACACCAGGTTGATTTACTATTGAGTTTATTCTTATTGGATACAAGCGATCTCTTTGTGCTTTTGTTGGATTGTATGCAAGTTTAATCGCATTATTTAAAACTCCTCTCTGTTGGCCAGCAGGGGAATACCAAGGATATGAGTTTATACTAGTCCTGACCATTAAACCAGCAATGTCTGGATTGCATGGAATGTAGCGGAATCTATTGTTAAAACGATCATAAGTGTACTTATATCCACTGTCAAATACAGCATATGAAGAAGAAGACAAAGGACTGAAAAATTGTACAATTTGATTGGTTTGATCTTCTGTATTTGTTCTATTTACTACATCCGTTCTATGGGTAGAGATTACTGCCATGCAATCTTTTCTAGAATTAGCAATAGAAATCAATTCTTGCGCTTTTGCCTGTGATTGCGTTTTTTCTGTTAGTCCAGGACCCATAATGAGATAATCTACTGAAACCTCATCTTTATTCGAAAACAGTCTATATGATGTGACCAAATCACCTAATTGCGCTTCCATTCCATTATTATTGCCATAATCTTTTCCTCCGGAAAGGGCATATGTCACATTTCCAATCGCACTAAACACTTTATTTTGTGCATCGGTATTCCACAATCCAGCAGCAGTAGTCAATCCAACATAACCGGAAGAGAACCCAGTTTGGTATATAGATTCGTTATTTTGTCCGTCTGATGGATTGTCTCCAGCATAAACATAATTTGATAATTGTGCTAGATAATCTTTCCACCAAATTTTTTGTGGAGAATTTACTGCAGAAATAGAATCAGTTGCTTTTGATAAGAATAAATGCTTCTCTATGAGATTGCCTTGAATTCCAGTTACATTGCCAGTGTCATCAATAATTGCAATGTGCAATGCATCATTTTTTCCGTTTCTTTCCGCTACATATTGATTTGTAGTTGGCTTTGGTGCCAGGGACTTCCAATATACTGTGCTGTTAACGAGCCCAAGAGTTTGTTGGTCATACCAATCTAAAACTGAATTTGTCCCAGAAAGAGTAGTTGACCCAATTCCACTTTGAGATTGGCTACTAATTGTTACGGAATTGCCAACAAAAAACGATTTTAGTTGATTTCTTTCTGCATAAGAGATGCTCTCCTCTACTCCATCAGTTGTTACCGTGGAAATAATTTTTACATCTATAGTTTGACTAGTTGTA